CTCTAATACAAGATCCCTAGCTTTCTAAGTAATAATCCCCCCGCGTGGCGGTATGATGTGAGAAGAAGAAGAAGGAGGGGGAAAAGACGGGATTATAACGCGCGTGTTTAATTCTTTCATAATCCACGCGCGCCATACGCAAAAAAACGGGGTTGGTGGATACATACCCCCACCAACCCCGTCCGGACGCGTTAAACGTCCATTTAACCCCCGTCTTGCGCCATTGCCGTCAATTGTCGCGCCAACCGATACAATCCCATTGCCACGCCGCGCTTTTCCGCGTACCTCCGCGCCGCCCAGCGTCCACATGTCTTTGCCAGCCGTGCCGCGAAAAGCGCGTGATATGCCGCCGGAGTTATCTCCTGCCCGTGTTGCCCGGTGTATGTCATGATAAGCCCCCTTCTTCTGAGCAACATTGCTCGCGAGACCGGCTGTTGCCAACCGGCCTGACGTGCAACATTACAGGCTGATCAATTCCCCCATAAACTTTTCCGCGATGTAGGCCTCGGCCTGTTCATACGTTATGCCGCGCGCCGTGGCAACCTTGAGTATTGTCGCATTTTGCGGCGCGGGTTTCCGTGCCCTCGTGCCACCAATGTTCCAGTCATCCGTGCCGCTGGCGTAATGGTTGGCTAATTCCAACACCGCCTCGCGGCGCATGGCTTCTGTCACCGTAATTACCGTGCCATCCGGCTGATTCCGGCTAATCGCAGCATTATCGCCCAGCCGTGCCATGAACCCGTGGATTGTTGCGCGTTCCCTCACTGCCGCCGAGGCTGCTGTGGTATCAAACACGACTGGTTCCAACCCGTCAAACGTGAAAGTTATCGTATTTCCGCTGATTGCTTTTTTCATGATGAGCCTCCTTGATTATCAACGCCGCCCGTTGCGCCGTCGTACCTGTTTGACAATCCATGTTTCCATAAGTTCCCATTATTTTTGTTGTATTTTCGCAACAGACTTGGTTGCCACCGCACGGTGTCATGCACCAATTCAGTGCATCCTCCCCGCACCAACCTAGTGCATTACCTTGCGCCCCGCAGGCGACCTGCCCCCGCCTGCCCGCTTCGAGGGGGGGAGGGAAAATAAAACTTTTCCCTCGCGCGTAAAAATCCACTTTGGAATAGTTTAGGGATTTTTGATTCACGCGTGAATTATCCATTGATGGTACGAGGGGAGAATGAGAAGCCTCTCCGCCCCCCTTTTCTCGGGAACTCCCGCCCAGTCGCCCGGTCTAATCGGGGAAGGAGAGCGGAACTATGGACATGCTGGAAGAGATTAAGAGACTGCCAGCCGCCGGCGCGATTGCGAAGGTGCGGTATACGCACACTGATATGATTGATTTTATTATCAGCAATCCGGGGGTGAGCCAGAACGAGGTTGCCCGGCGCTACGGGTATACGCCGGCCTGGGTAAGTCAGGTGATGAGTTCGGATGCCTGGCAGAGTGCTATGGCGGCCCGCCGGGGAGAGTTGATTGATCCTACCCTTGTCGCGACGATTGATGAGAGGTTCCGGGCGCTGACTAATGTTTCGCTTGATCGACTGATGCAGAAGCTCGAAGCGCCCCAGGTGAGTGATCAGGTTGTACTTCGTGCAGTGGAGCTGGGCGCGAAGGCAATGGGGGTTGGAGGGAATGCAGCTCCGCCGGCGCCCCCCCAGGATCACCTCGCGCAACTCGCGAATCGGCTGATTGCCCTGCAAGCCGGCGTTCGGGCCGGAGTAGTCTATGAGGGAGAATGCGCCCATGCCGCTTAAAAGAGGGGCCTCTAAGAAGAGCGTCTCTTCTAACATCCGCACAGAACTGCGCCATGGCAAGCCCCATAAGCAAGCCGTGGCGATTGCACTTGCGCAGGCTCGAAAGAGTCGCGCGAAGAAGAAATAGGCTTGGCGGCCGCAGGCAAAGTGTTAACTATTTGGAGATCACAAATGAATACAACTAAAGCTATTGCCGCCGTTTATACGGCCCTTGTTGCTAATGCGGGCTGTAAAAGTGCGGTTAAGTTTCTTTCGCCTACGTCTATTGTTAAGGCCACGTGGCAAAATCGTATTTATCTTCGCGCCGGTTGTACGCGAAGAACCGTACTTGTGACTTTTGGGCGCCCAAACTATCTTGAGCGTAAGTTTATTCTCAAGTGTAAGCAGGCTAATGAAGCGTTTCCTGTTAAGCGCATTCAGTTAAAGTTCTACCCAAAAAAGAAATGACAGCCGCCAGCCCCCTGCCACAGGCAAGTTTTACTCCACATTTCTTGCCCCGTGTTGAGGGGTTCCTGGCGGCCCTTTATTATGAATAGATCCATTCTGGGAGGAAAGCGTGCCAGTGAAACGCGTAACGAAGTCTTCGACTTCACCTCGAGCCTCGCGGCCGGCGAGACTATCAGCAGCGCAAGCACAGCAGCAACTGTTTACTCTGGCACGGACGCGAACCCCGGCGTCGTCAGCGGGTCGGCGGCCATCAGCGGGGCGAAAGTAACACAGAAGCTTACGGCCGGGGTTGTGGGAGTAGTGTATGAATTGGTCTGTACCGCCACCACGTCTCTTGGTCAGGTCTTGCCTCGGGTCGCTTATCTGGTAATCGCGCCGTGAAACAGGTTGCCCTGACCGCCGACCTTATCGAGTCCTTCGCGGGGACTTTCGTCTCCCCGCGTTTCGACGAGCAGCGGCCAACGCCGGCGTTTCACAGAGAGGCTTGGGAACTTTACGCTTCCCTCGTCAGCGCTGCAATGGTCATCGCCCCTCGCGACCACGCGAAGTCTACGGGATTGACTACAGTTTACGTCTTAGCTGAATGCTTGTTCCGTACTAGTGATTACATAATCCTAGTCGGCTCGACAGAGGATGGTTCGGCAGAGCAGCTTGGTAACATCGTTGAGGAACTGACCGAGAACGAAGATATCATCAGGGAGTTTGGGGTTAAGAAGTTCCTGCGGACGTCGAACACTGACGTGATCTGTGAAATGAATGACGGGCACAGGTTTCGCATCATCGCCAAGGGGGCGGAGCAGAGGATTCGCGGCCGCCTGTGGAAAGGGAAGCGGCCGAATCTTCTCGTTTGTGACGACATGGAAGATGACGAGCAGGTGGAGAACGCAGATCGCCGGGCAAAGTTTCGTCGCTGGTTCTTTCGGGCGGCCAAGCAGGCATTGAGTAAGTCTGGCAGGATCAGAGTTCACGGAACGGTTCTGCACGAGGACTCGCTGCTTAACCGCTTACGCCGGAACCGCACATGGAAGCATCTGTTTTACAAGGCCCATGCGGGCTTTGACGACTTTGGCGGTATTCTCTGGCCCGAGCGCTGGAGCGAAGCGCAGCTGAGGGCAAGGCGGCAGGAGTTTATCGAAGACGGCGACGCCGCCGGGTACTCGCAGGAGTTCTTGAACGACCCGCTTGATCACAGTGACGCGTTTCTGAAGAAGGACGATTTCCGCGCTATGTCCGCGGATGATTACGATTCAGATAAGATTGTCTGTGCTGCCGCCGACTTCGCAGTATCCAAGGCGGACAAGGCTAATCGTACCAGTTTCACCATTGGCGGCAAGGACGTGAATAACATTCTCCACTTCGTCGATCAGCGAGTTGGTCGCTGGGAACCTACCGAATGGATAGACGAAATGTTCTCTATCCAGCAGCGGCACAATCCAGAAGTCTTCTGGGTCGAGGACGGGGTGATCTGGAAGTCCGTTCGTTCTATGGTCTATAGGGAAATGCAGGTTCGTGATATCCGCATCAACATTGAGGCGATTCTTCCGGTCAAAGACAAAGCGACTCGGGGAAGAAGCTACCAGCGCCGAATGCGCGCAGGACAGTGCCGCTTTGATAAGCGCGCTGAATGGTATCCGGGGTTTGAGCAAGAGAACCTGCGATTCACCGGAACGGCGGCTGCTACTCTTGACGATCAGTTTGATTCTGCTGCCCTTCTTAGTCGCGGCTTTGACGATTTTAGCCATCTAGAAGTGGAAGATTTCTATGATGAAGAGGAACAGGAACTGGAGCGCGGTTTCTGGATGCACCGCAAGCAGTCGGCAGGCAATGGACGTTCACAGGTTACGGGGTACTAAATGCTGCAACTTGAAAATAAAATCCAGCTAGACAAGAAGACGATTCTTTCCTCGAATCTCTGTGACGCGTTTACGCTAGATGACTTGAAGAAGCTCGGGATTGCGTGCTGGGAAGGATATCAGCGGGACGAACAGTCTCGGGCGAAGTGGCTGGAGCGTAACGAGGCCGGAATGGATTTGGCCCTGCAGATATCTAAGGACAAGTCATTCCCCTGGCCGGGATGCGCGAACGTAACTTTTCCTCTTATTACTATCGCCGCGATGCAGTTTCATGCCCGTGCCTACCCTGCGATTGTGAACGGGGAAGATATTGTTAAGTGCGTAGTCTTCGGCGACGACCCGGAAGGGGTAGAAACTGCCCACGCTGAACGCGTCTCGCGCCACATGAGCTGGCAGTTGTTGTACGAGGACAGGCCTTGGGAAGAGCAAGAAGATAAGGCGATATTGAATCTCAGCATCGTCGGGACAAATTTCAAGAAGACTTATAACTCCGCCTCTCTCGGCCACAATGTGAGCGAGCTTGTGTTGGCGAAGGATCTTGTGCTGAACTACTGGGCGAAGAGCGTCGAGGACTGCCCAAGAAAGACACATCGTATTCCTAAGTTCCGCAATGAAATCTATGAGAACTGTGTACGGGGAATCTGGCGCGATATCTTGGAAGAGTCCTGGTACCAGGATTCCTACACTTCACAGCAGACCGTCGCGCAGATAAAAGAAGACCAACGGCAAGGAATCACAGCACCGCAGACGGACGTGACGACTTCGCTAGTCTTTCTCGAGCAACATTGCAATCTGGATCTTGACGGCGACGGATACGCAGAGCCGTATATTATAACGCTGGAAGAAAGTTCGCGTTGTGTTGTGCGAATCGTAACGCGCTTTGATTCGGAAGACGCAATAGAACGGCTGGTCGCCGGGCCGCGTAAGGGCCAGATTATTCGCATCAAGGCAACGGAGTACTTTACCAAAAAGACCTTTATCCCCTCGCCAGACGGCGGCATCTATGATATTGGTTTTGGCGTTTTCCTCGGGCCGCTGAATGAAGCAGTTAACTCTCTCGTAAACATGCTGCTCGACGCAGGAACTATGCAGACTACCGCAGGCGGCTTCCTCGGGCGTGGTGCGAAGATTCGCGGCGGCGTTACTGCCGCCGCTCCCTTTGAATGGAAGCGGGTAGATTCAACGGGAGATGATCTGCGGAAGTCAATCTACCCTCTCCCCGTCAACGCGCCCTCGGACGTGTTGTTTCAGTTGCTGAGTCTGCTGATCAACTACACCAGTCGGGTGAGTGGGACAACTGACATTACAGTGGGGGAGAACCCCGGCCAGAATACGCCGGCGGCTACGACTCAGACAATGGTAGAGATGGGGCAGAAGATTTATACCGCGATTTTCAAGCGACTCTGGCGGGCAAGCAAGGAGGAATTTCAGAAACTTTACCTGTTGAATGGGGTGTACTTGGCGCTGGATAAGCAATACGCCGGCGGTGCGACGAAGGAAGATTATCTCGGTTCAGCGGATCAAATCGCTCCGGTCGCTGACCCGAACGTCACCAGCGATGCTGCGCGAATGCAACAGGCAATGTTACTGAAACAGAACGCCGCTGTGACTCCGGGGTATAATAAAGACTTGGTCGAGCGTCGATTCCTCAAGGCGCTTCGTGTAGATAACGCCATTGCCCTGTTCTCCGGCACAGAGGGGCAGCCGCCGGCGGAAGATCCTAAGGTAACGATTACTAAGATGAAACTTGAGGGGGACGCGCAAGCAATGCAACTTGAAATGCAAGCTCGCGCACAAGAACTTCAACTCTCAATGCAGAAGTTTATCGCGGAACTGGAGGAAACTCGCCGGGTTAATAATGCTAAGATTATGCAACTAACCGCTTCCGCTGCCCAGGCGGCCGCCAACGCCCAGAGTGAGCAGCAATACGCACAGGTTGCGCAGATGAATGCGCAACTTACGTTGTTGAAGCACGAGAATGACAGCATCAACAAGCGGGTCGAGCACATGCTGAAGGCCGCCGAGATTGAGGCCAAGCAGAAACTTGAAGTCATCAAGAAGGAATCAAAAGCATGAGTCGCGCTCTGACAGAGGAAGAATTTAACGAGTGGAAGTTGCACCCAATGACAAGGGAACTGTCTCGCGTCCTTGAAGCGAAACGGGAGACCCTACGTCGTCAGTGGGAATCGGGCGCTTTCACTGATTACGAAAGAGAAGCAACGGCCCTGGTGAACGTAGGAAACCTGGGAACGTGTAAGGGCTACGCATTTGTAGTCGATTTTACCTACGAGGACTATATTGGAGAGTTAGATGATGGAGAATTTGAGCGGGCTGGAACCCCGGGGGGTGGCAGTACTGATTAGACCCTATGAGCCGGAACGAAAGGGAGCGCAGATTGTGCTGCCGGATTCTGTTCAGGGCCGCATGGCGATGGTAGATAATCGGGCGATTGTAGTGGCGGTGGGAGCGAGTGCTTGGCACGATGAGCCTGCCCCGCGAGCAAAGGTAGGAGAAAAGGTGCTGGTGACAAAATTCGCCGGCTTCATGGCCAAAGGGCCGAGAGACGGAGAAATGTATCGCCTGGTTAACGACCGCGACATTTTCTGCGCAATACTTGAGGAAGAGGTGCAAAATGGATGAGATTGTTGTGGAGTCGGCGGCTGCCCCGGAAGTGCAGCAGAAGGCGGAGAAACTAGGATGGATTCCTCCCGCGCGGTTTAAGGGCGCGCCGGAGAAATTCATTGACGCGGAAGACTTTATTGAGCGCGGCGAGACGGTTCTGCCGATAGTGAAGGAACAGAACCGGAGACTGCAGGCGGAACTTGAGGCACTGAAGGGGGAAGGCGCAAAGACGGCAGCAGCTCTAGAGGCGGCTCAAACCGCGATTGAACAGATTGAGGAGCGGCACACAGTTGCTACGCAGAAGGCGGTGGAAGAAGCGCGGAGGCAGCTGAAGGCCCAGTTGGCGGCGGCAAGCGAAGCCGGCGATCATGAAGGGATCGCGGAGCTGACGGATCAGCTGACGAAGTTGAAAGACGCAGCAGACGATGCGAAAGCGCGGCCAGTGGAGAAGGCTCCGCCGCCCTTTGTGCCGCCCGCAGACCTGGTCGCGTGGAATGAAGAGAATCCTTGGTTTGGTAAGGACGCTCGGAAGACGCGGCTGGCCTTGACAATTGCACAAGAACTTCGGGAAGGGGGTGAGACTTCTACAGGGCGGGTGTTCTATGAAAAGGTGGCGGAGGAACTGGCGGAGACTCTCGGCGTAAAAGATGCGCCGCCTTCGAAGGTTGAGGGCGCTCGGAACGGGGACGAGCGGGATGTGCAAAGTAAAGGAAAAAAAGGTTACAGTGCGCTTCCGGCAGAAGCCAAGGCCGCCTGCGACTCCGATGCGCGCAACTTTGTCGGCCCCGGAAAACGCTACAAAACACAGCAAGAGTGGCGTGATCGTTACGCTGAATTATATTTTGAGTAAGGAGTGAGAAATGGAACAACTTAACGTAGCATCAAAGCAGGAAAAAGTGAACGCAGAACGTAAGCGGATTCCTATGAGCGTCCCGGTGCAGAGACTTGAAGTGCCTGAAATACCAGGCTACCATTTGCACTGGTTTATAAATTCACCGGAGCGAATTCAGCGCGCCCTGGAAGGCGGCTATGAGTTCGTAGAACACAGGGACATGAAAATCAACAGTGTGGGCCTCGGCGGGGATTCCGCCTTGTCTGGAAACACAGACATGGGCTCGCGAGTGAGTGTTATTTCAGGGCAAGAGATCGGCAAGGACGGGCAACCGACGCGTCTGGTGCTGATGAAGATTAGGCAGGAATGGTATGAGGAAGATCAAAAACTTATCAATTCGCAAAACGAGCGCGTGGCTGCGAGTATTCGTGGTGGGCAGCTTGGAGCGGATAAAGAAGTTGGAGGGGATGCGGTACATCGCTACGTGGATAAATCGCGAACGCATATACCGGACCTCTTTAAGCCGAAACATTAACTTAACGGAGATTTACAATGGCAAATGCAAATCGTCCGTCTGGGTTTACGCCGGTTCAGTATCTGAACGGCAGCCCTTACGACGGCAAAACAAGATTGTATAGCATTGCAGCGGCTTACGCTACTGCACTATACATCGGAGACCCTGTGATTAGCAGTGGAACAAGTGACGCGAACGGAGTGCCGGGGATTGTTCTGGCCGCCGCGACCGGAGCTATCCGCGGCGTGATTGTGGGGCTGAGCAAATACGAAGGAATGGTAGGCAATCCGTCGAATCTGGACATTACCTATCGCCCTGCAGCGGCACAATCAACTGACTGGTACGCAATGGTTGCTGATGACCCGAACATCATTTTCGAGGTGCAGGAAAAAGCAAACACTGTGCAGTTGGCCGCGACGGAAGTCGGGCTGAATCAAGTTCCGATTCTTGCCGCCGGCAACGGTTTTGTGTCTGGTTGGATGGTTGCCAGCACTACGGATGCAACTGCAGCAACAACGGCGACTTTGCCGCTGCGCTTGCTGGGGCTCGCCCGTAAACCCGCAGGTACGAATGCCTTTGGTGCTTACGCCAAATGGCTTGTTCAAATCAACGTCCATGAGCTTGGTCATGGCACTGGCGCCGCTGGCGTATAAAGGAGACATATCATGCCAGGTGGTGTAATCAATACAGGCTCGCATCCTAAACTGCTTTGGCCCGGCGTATCTGAAACTTGGGGACAGATGTACGACTCCCATGCAAAGGAATACACCGATCTTTATAACATCAAGACTTCTGATAAGGCTTACGAACAAGCGGTGCAGATTACTCCGTTTGGGCTGGCGCCGGTCAAGTCGCAAGGTAGCGGCATTACCTATGACGGTGAAGTTCAGGGTATGGTTACAACTTATCAACACGTTGCTTATGCGTTAGGTTACATTGTAACGCACGAGGAGCTGAAGGATAACTTGTATAAAGAAGTTGCAACGCGCAGGGCGGAGGCAAACGCATTCTCGATGAATCAGACAATCGAGACCGTGGGCGCTTTCCTCTACAATAACGCTTTTGCAACGACTTACTTCACAACGGCGGACGCGGCGGCTTTATGTTCTACTGCTCACGTAAACGCGACCGGGGGCACTTTCAGTAATGCCCTGAGCCCTGCGGCCGACTTGTCGGAAGCGGCGCTGGAAGACCTGACCATCCAGATCATGGGGACGCAGAACGACACAGGATTGCTTATCAATATCATGCCGGAGTCGTTGCACATCTCTCGGCACGAGTGGTATAATGCAAATCGTATCCTGGGGTCGGTGCTGCAGGCAGACACTGCTAACAACAACATCAATGTGTTGAAAGCAACGAATGCCTTCCCCAAGGGCATTAAGATGAACCATTATTTCACTTCGGCGCACCCTTGGTTTATCAGAACCAACTGCCCGAATGGAATGACGTTCTACTGGAGGGAGCAGCCGATGTTCGATCAGGATAATGACTTCGACACCAAGAATGCGAAGGCAGCTTCGTATATGCGGTTCTCGGTCGGGTGTACTGATCCACGCGGTATCTTCGGCAGCAACGGGCCTTAATCGGTAACAGGACTTGCCCATAGTGTACGTGGATTATGTGAGTATAATTCACGTACATTATCACCAAGTGTTGTTCTATGCGTACCAGCGCGTTCTGGTTAATTGAAGGAGAGTTATCATGAGTAGAAATGGAATTGGACTTACAGAATCGATTGTTCACGCCAGGGGGCCGGCCTATGCTTATCGCACCGGCATGGGAATGATGGGCAGTGCGGAATTTCTGGTACGGATGGACGACTTTGTCGCGCCGCTTGCGACGAATGTTCCACAGGGATGGTCGGCCGCCGTGATTGATACGGGAGCTACAATTGTTGCCGACACTACAGCAGGATCGCTCGGCGCTACTGGCGTGCTTCTTTTCGACAGCGACAACGCAACCGAAGGCGCGGCGTTCTACGGCGAGAAGCAACTGCAGCTGACCGTCGGCAAGAAGTTCTTTATGGAAATGCGTTTTCAGACCGAGCTTGCCGCCGACTCCGATGTACAGTTTGGCTTGACCGACTTGACCGCTACGACAAATCCGGAAGATCTTTGGACTACTACGGCGGCCAATCTCGTAGCCTTTGGCGTTCTTGACGGCAGCGCTGTTGTGACAATGCTGGCGGATAAAAGCAACAGTGGCTCGACGGCGGAACTTGGTACGGTCTCTTTGGTCGACGCAACCTGGCATACACTGGGAATCTACTACGACGGGGCGACAACCCTGCAAGGATTCGTTGACGGCCAGCTGGCCCTGACCTGGGCACAAGCTTCGACGACAATTCCAACTGGGGTCGCCTTGGCGCCTTTCGTAGGTTTCCGCAACGGCTCGGCGGCAACGACGGAAGGTCACTGTGATTACGTGCGCTTTGTAATGCAGCGTTAATTTACCGGGGGGCTTCGGCCCCTTGAAAGGAGATTCCAGTGCGACCAATCATAGTAAGCTACACGCCCCTAGATGACAGTACCACGTACTTTGCTACGGGATTGACAGGAACCGGGCCCTTTACAACACTCACGCTGTATGCGACAACGGACGGGCTGGCGCATCTAGTCAGTCTGACCTCGGCGGCGAACATTTCAGCTCTGACTGCCACACTCGTCGGCACAGATGCTGATGGGCAGGCACAGACAGAAGCTGTTACTTGTCCAAATGCTACGACGGTTTATTCGACAAAGTATTTCAAGACCCTGGTAAGCATTACCATGTCTGCAACGCTTGGCGCGAATACGATGGATGTAGGTATTCAGGACGTTTCAATCAGCCAGACAATTCCGATTAACTACGCCGCGTGGGATTTCAACTCCACGCAGATGGTAGAAGTGACTGGCACGATTAACTATACGGTACAGTACACCGAGGGCGCGATTTACGACCGGCAGCCTTCTATGCTGCCGTGGTTTAATCACGCGACCCTGGCGGCGAAAACGGCCAGTCTCGACGGGGCGATTACCTCGCCCTTCCGGGCGCTGCGGTTAAAGATCAATTCGCTGACCGCCGGCGCAACAGCAGTGCTTACACATTTACAAGGAGCTTAACATGGCACTCGGACAAGGACAGGTTGATTACGATGCGCTGAGGTCGTTAGGGACTCTTGCCAATTTTTTGAGCAACCCGGAGCTGCTTAAGGAACAGTTGGGCGAGTTAAAAAAACTTCTCGCTCAACACGATGCCTTGATGAAGATCTACCCGACGGTAGAAAAGGCGAAGGCATATGAGGCTACGGTGACGGCGCAGAATACGCGGCTGCAAACGGAGTTAGAGCGGAAGATTGCAGAAGCTCAACAGAAGTTTGAAGCCGCCGAGGCGGCGGTGACGAAGAAGGAGCTTGCCTCGGCAGAGCGGGAAAAGGTTTGCAAAGAGCGCGAGGCTATCTTGAACGCGCAGGAGACGCGGCAACACGCAGAACGAACCAAACTTGCGGAAGAACAGTCCGTGCTTCGACGCGGCCAAGAAAGTTTGCAGCTTCGTGAGCAGACACTGAAGGCGAAAGAGTCCGAGCTTGCCGATAAGGCTGCGCGGGTCAAGGCGTTGTTAGGCTAGCATGTTTCCGTCGACCGTTTTTACTGACGATCTAGTAAAGACCCTTGCGGTGCTGGACTATCAGACTGCGATTGGCTTGGGCAAGGTGCCTAGGCACGTTCCCTTTCGCGCGTTAGGGCGGCGAGAGTCTTTGTCGACGGTTGCGACAGGCGATGATGTTTGGAACGGGGCAGCGGCGGGTCTAGTGTACCCTGATCAGGCAGTTGGAGAGCGTTTGTCTGTTATTTCTACTAGCCCCTTAGACACAGCTGCCGGAACGAATGTGCAGCAGGTTGAGCTTCACGGGATTCGTCTAGGCGGGGTTGTAACGCGCGAAGTACTTACACTTAACGGAAACGTAGCAGCGGTAGATTCAATCTACGCAGATTGGATTTTTGCGCAGTTCGTACACACGGAGCGCGCTCCTGCGGGGACAATTGGAGTAGTTGCCGCCGGGGACATAACCTGTTTTCGTACTAGCGATCCGACGCGGGTCTATCTTGTAATTAAGGCCGGCGGAAACATTTCTTTGAACGCACAGCGGATGGTTCCAGCAGGGCAGTTATTTGCTTGTAATTTTATCTACGCTACAGCTACGGCGCAAAAACCGGTTTCAGTGCGTTTACGCGCAACGTGTGATGGAGATGGACTGTTAACTCCCGGCGTTTTTATCTATAACGAGATTTTTGAGCTGGAGAGCTCCGGGCTTGCTTTGAATTTCCTTACGCCAAGGATATTCCCGCCGACCAGTATTATTAAGGTAACAGCCTATTCGGCGCAAGCCGGCGGCACAGTTGCAGCTTCTTACGGCGGCTGGCTAGAGCCTGTTTAATTAAAGGATTATTATGACCGTTCCAAACGACAACACGCCGCTTTCGGTTATAACTGATGCGTACTTCGACGCAGGATTGCTGCAAGAAGGCGAGACTCTGAACGGGGAACAAGTTACAAGTGGCTTGCGAAAGCTGACGGATCTGGTGAATCTCTGGCAGACTCAGGGGCTGAAGCTCTGGCTGAACATGGACTTGTCAGTCCCGCTGGTTTCCGGGCAAGGGACGTATACGCTGGGGCCAGCGGGGACGGTTGTGATGACTAAACCTTCACGAGTACTCGATGCTTGGTATATGGATAGTAGCAATAATCGCCGGCCGCTTACTCCGCTTGCGTGGGCAGATTATGTGCGTCTGAGTCAGGTTACGCAGACGGGAACCTTGAACAGTTACTTCGTCGACAAGCAAGCTACGCAGTTGAGCGTATTCTTCTGGCCTGTGCCAGATGCGGGGGCCGCTACAGGAGGTGCACACCTACTGATACAGCGCCAAGTGACCAATCCAATCAGCGTAACGGAGACAGTAGACTTTCCGATTGAGTGGCGGATTGCTTTGCGCTGGGGACTGGCGGATGAATTGTGTACAGGGCAACCGCAAGCGATCATGGACAGATGCCAGCAGCGCGCGAATACTTATCGAATGGCCCTGGAAGACTGGGACGTTGAAGACGTATCTACGCGCTTTACGCCGGACATGCAGGGGCGACAATTCTCAGGGAATTTTCGATAATGCCACAAGCTGAATCAGTCGCTATTCCGAAGCGTCTTCCGCTGGTAATCCAGCCGGAGAACCGAGATGAGACTTCGCTGAAAGACGCGAAGCTAATCAATGCTTACGTGGAAAAGAATGAGCTGACGGAAGAGTACTGGATTTTCAAGCGCCCCGGACTCGCACAGACAGGAGCAACGCTCAGCGGAAATGGTCTGGGAGTTTACAACTGGCTCGGAGACGTTTATGCAATCTTTGGTTCGGTACTATACAGGAACGGTGTATCAGTAGGAACTGGTTTGAACACTGCCGGGGGCGTGTATAAGTTCTCTCAGACCCTCGGAACAACCCCGAGGCTGCAGTTAGGAAACGGAGCTGCAACTTATAACTACACCGTAGCGGGCGGCGTGGTTGCGATAGGCTCTTTAACGACCGTTTCTGCTGGAAGTTTTGTTGTTGGTACTTCTTACACAATCCTGGTACCAGGAACTACAGATTTTACCTTAATTGGCGCGGCGAATAATAACGTAGGAACAGTATTTACAGCGACCGGGGTAGGCGCGGGAACAGGAACAGCGACGACTGCGAATAATTTCCCTACGGATGCGGTGAAAGGGATTGAGTATCTGGACGGAACGACTTATGTTTTAAGTGCTACAGCAGACGTACACGGTTGTAAGACTTTGAACGATCCCACTGACTGGACGGATGTGTTAAATGTGGTACAAGCACAGATTGAGGCGGACGGCGGCGTTGCGCTGGCAAAGCAATTAGTCTATATCCTTGCCCTGGGTGAGTGGTCGACTGAAGCTTTCCACGACGCGCAGAATCCTATCGCAAGTCCTCTAGGGCCTGTGCAGGGGGCAAAGTTAAACTACGGGTGTGCTAGCGCAGATTCACTTCAAAGCATCGACGGTGTTTTATTTTGGGTTGCTACGAATAGATCCGCCGCGAAGCAAGTTGTGCTTGTAGACGCACTAAAGTTATCCGTTATTTCTACCAAAGCTATTGATAGATTGCTAGGGGAAGCTGACTTATCTACTTTACATTCATTTGCTGTAAAGTACGAAGGGCATAAATTTTACGGCATTACAATTGTAGCCTCAAACATAACACTTGTCTACGATATGACGGAAAAAATGTGGGCACAGTGGACGGATTCTGACGGAAACTATTGGCCTATCGTGGCAGCTACCTATTCAAGCGCCGCCGGGCTTATACTTCAGGGTAAGACTAGCGGGAAGTTGTATACGCTAGATGGACAGAACTGGAACGATGATACGCAACTGTTTTCTGTTGAGATTTTTACACCGAACTTTGATGGAGGACTTCGGCGGCGGAAACACTTAAATGCACTGACTTTTATAGCAGATCAAGTAGAGGGTAGTGTGTTAAAAGTACGCTCGAATGATTGGGATTACGCTGCAACACGCTGGACAAATTTTAGGGCAGTTGACTTAGGTGTACGCAAGCCTATGTTGATAAACAACGGGACTTTTATGCGCAGGGCGTATCATTTTCAGCACCGTAGTAACACACCTTTTCGTTTACAAGCAGTGGAATTACAAGTCGATATTGGTACGCTATGACTACACAAGTACAGCCACCGCCGACGTGGGCTCTGCCGATTATTGTAGACGAGACCTCGCAAGAAGCTACATTTAATCCGGTCTGGTTGAATTGGTTCTTGCTGCTAGGTAAGGCCGTTTCAGATACTACAGCTCCGGTGAACTCTTTATTGGTTTTATCCGTAGCAGGGAGTTCTAACGTAGTATTAACGAGTGGGCAAGGGGCTAGTAGTATTATTGAATTTACAGGGGTCTTGACTGGTAACATTACTGTAACGACTCCGGCTGTTATCGGCCCCTGGACTATGTATAATAACACTACAGGGAATTATACACTAACTGTTAAGGGGCCAACTGGCGCTGGTATTGTATTGACGCAAACTTTTCGTGGCATTTTTTACTACGACGGGATTGCATTGGCAAGATCTGACGGATCTGCCGTGAGTTAGAGCTAGTGTTATCACACTTTAATTTTACATAGGGATTTATCATGGGATTCTTTTCTAAACTTATACCGAACGAACTTAAGAGTGTGTTCTCGGCTGTAAGAGATCCGCTGCAAACTATAGCTGTTCTCGCGGGAAATTACCTACTTCCAGGGTCGAGTATGGTGACTTCGCAACTAGCGAGTAAGGGCGCACAGCGGAACTTGAGCAGTGACGTCGGGCGCTTGGCGCAGTTAGGTACAGGTTATACGGGATACTCAGCCGGGAATTTGGGGAACTACGGCCGCGTGGGGGACTGGGTTACAGGGGGCTTCGGCGCAACGGGCGGCGGTTCAACGGCAGCTAGTCTCGGGCAAGGCGTCACACCTGGAGTTGATTTGAGCATGGGGAATGTTAATCTGCCCGGAGGCGGTGTACCTACCGGCGGCGGCGGTTCACTTGTAGACGGAGGCGCGTTCGACTGGCGTAGATGGGGGAAGGATCTTTTGAACCCTCAGTCCCTTATGTCTTTTTACGGGGGGCTGCAATCACTAGGAGCTGCCAGGCAGCTTGAAGATCAGACGGGGCGGTACGCACAGATGGCGGCTCCTTGGGACACTTCCGGCGGACGCGCTTTAGCGGGGACACAACTGCAAAATTTGATGCTCGACCCCGCGCAACAAGCTGCAACTGATCCTGCTTATCAATTGCGGATGCAAGCTGCACAGCGGGCGATGGCTCCGATGGGGCAAGGTTCTGGTGCTATGGCGGCAGCGGCTGCGAATGCTTCAACGGACTGGCTGAATCAACGGATGGGGCAACTTGGCGGGTTAGCGGGAGCCGGATTAAATCCGGCGGCGGCAGGGCAGATTGGACTGCAAGGCCTTCAGCAAGGAGCTGACTTGCGTTATCAAGGCTACTCTGATATTGCAGGCGGTTTGTACCCGCAAAATCCGTGGTTGAATCTTTCGCGTATGGGAGGCTAATATGCCGAATATTGGAGCGATTTCAGCCGGATTTGGAGCGGCCGCCGAGAGACAGCGGACTGAGGCGCAGTCGCAGTTGCTTCAGGTGCAGGCGCTTGGGGAACAGAGTCTGATTCAAGGGCGCGCAGACGAGCATGAGAAATACGTGGCGGCTAGGCAGGCGCAGCTTGAGTTAGACCGGTTCGCTCAGGAGGCGGCCGCACAGGGGAGGCTGTTGACGGCAGAGGACTTCCTTGCACAGAAGGATCGTAAAGCCCCCTCGATGGCGGAGCCGCTGGAACAACTTGTTGCTTACGGAGTGGCGAAGAAAAAGCCAGCTACGATGTATGCAGCGGCGGCGAAACAAGCAGCGGATATTCGGCAGGATGAGGCGGCGGCGCTGAGTTCCACGGCGACCGCGCAGGAAAAGCAATGGAAGATTGCGGAAGGGCGGGCAGATTTACTTGGCTCGGTAGCAGCGGCCGCCTTGGCGGAGCCGGGGAATTACCAGCGGATTCTGCTGGCGGCGGCAGAGAATGGAATGCCAGTGGACGAGTTTCCAAAGACTTTTAATGCAGAGGCACTGAGAGCTTTCCGCGATATTAGTAAGGAGAAGAAAGCGGAGCTTGAACGCTTGCGGGTAGAGGCCGCCGCACGCTCGACCGCAGGATTGCAAGCTGCACAAACAGCCGCTGCGAGAGCAAACACAGAAACGGCGAAAGCGCGGAAAGACCTGATCGTTGCGCGGAAAGACGCGATCTTGAAAGATGGAGGTAAGGATACTCCGGAAGCGCTAGAAGTTAAACGAGCTACGGCGGCGCAAAAGCGCGCTGTAATCGCGGCGAAGGAGCGGCAGGAATTTCCACCCATCCCGGCAGTTGCAGGAGATCGCTACTTCGGCCAAACTTACACCGCCCCAAACGGCACTCGCGTTGTGTGGGAAAAAGATCCTAACAGTTTCTTCGGCGGCGGAAGAGCTCGTGTGTTGCCGAAGGAAGCGAAACCTTTACTGACCGTTGCGGAAGATGCGACGAAGGAAGATACAGCTGACGAGGAGGAATTGGATTATGACGCGTTACTTGACTGAAGAAGAACTGTCCGGAACTAGCGCGCAGTATTTGAGCGAGACTGAACTCGGCGGAACAGCGGAAGAGCCCTCAGTCTTGGGCTTTCTGAAAGATCCTCAATCTTGGCGTGATATGGGTTCGCGGCTAGGAGAGCTCGTCCCCGCGCCGAAGATCGACGTGACGGATCAAGGCGCTGTTGAGCGCGCACAGCGTTGGGCAGTTGCGCCACAGAAAGAGGCGTTGAAATCTGCGCTGGGCCTGGCAGCGGTGGCAGGAGATATACTTCCAGCGACCGTCGGAATGCTGGCGGACGTGCCGGGGCGCGTGGGAGTTGTCGGAGCGGCAAAGGCGAAGGGGGAATCCTGGAAGACCGCCGGCGAGGCGGCGATTCAGCACCATGCGCTGCCGTCGAATATCACAGCTCCTTTTGCGCGGATTGCAGAGGCACTTGGCCCGGAAGCACAGCAAGCGCTGGAGGATAATCCGCTTGGCTTCGTCTTCAAGGTTGCGACTGAGGCGATAGAAGCCGGGGCAGGAGGTGTAGAGAAGCGTACCGGCTTGCCGGGGGAATACGTGCAGATGGCGGCGGAAGCGGCTATGGGGTTCTTTGGCACGAAGGCGATGGGGAAGAGTGCGAAGGCGGCTCTGTGGGATCCGCAGATAAAACAACTTCGTCCTGTAGATGCCCAGATGCCTGGGTATGTGGACGTAGATGCGTTGACGAAGGGGGCACTGGCGAAGGACTTGACGAAGGGGCCGGAATTGTCCGCCTATGAACGTGTCGCTCCGATGGAGGAATTGTATCCTGAACAAGCGATTATTCAATCGAAGCAGCGAATTGCTCAGATTAAAAAGGCGGTAAAGGAGGAGTCGCCGGAACTGAAACTTCAGCGTATGTCTGCGGTTATCTACCCGGAAGGGACTGCGAGCTGGAAAGTCGGCGGGAAGGAGCAGCCGGTGCAGGTACAGGGATCAGCTGAACTCGGCCCGGATGGAGTATCGTATACGCCGGCGATTGTTGAGGGGACTAGAATGATGGTGCCTACGGCGGAACTCGGGCCTAGAGTAGCGGAAGCGCAGCCGGGCTTTCCGCCGCCGGTTACTCCGGAAGCGCAGGTGACTCCAAAGACGCGGTTGAAAGAAGGCGTGATTGTAGGAGAAAAGCCGAGTGCCGTGATTACAGGGCTGGACAAGGTTCGTGAAGGCCGCGCCTTTGATATGACTGCGGAGGAGCGGGTAAGCGTTGATGCGGTGCAAAAGGCGGCTGGGCGTATAGTAGGAACCGACGGGAAACCTTTGATGGCAGGGTTCAAGCAAGGCGGCGCGATTGACCCGCGCTTGCTGGCCGCGTTGGGGATCAGCAGCATGGCGGTATACGCGGCACTTGATCCTAAGGCGGTGGAACGGCTGAGTGAACTCGGGCTGGTCGGCTTCGGCGCGACTATGATGAGGACAGGAGAAGGCCGGACGTTTGGGATGTTCACGAAAGAGAGTGCCCCGTATCGCTTTAGGGTTGTGGAGGCACTGCCGAAGGATAGCGTAAGCGTGGGGAAGCAGCAAGTAACGGACTTGCTTAATCGACCAGAGTTGCAGGCGGAGCGCCCGATTGTAGAGCGCGTGCTGGCGGCGACTGACGGGGATAAGATTTCTGCGAAACGGTTGCAAGAGGGACTGCTGGAAGAAACGCAGGACTGGGGGTTGGTGCGGGAGGAGACGAAGCAATATGCGGATTATGGGCTGGAGAATTTAGCAGGGCCTTTTGTCGGCGCTGCGGGTAAAGGGCCTTTTGAGGGGACCGCTACAACGACTCTTTACCGCCTGCCCGAGCATATGCAATTCAGTGACGCCAATCACTTCGGCGATGCAAGGTTGTTCGGCTGGACGCGGAGCTTAGAGGAAGGCGGCATTCGGCATGTGGTGGAGATTCAGAGCGACCTGGCGCAACATGCGAAGGGGGCTGTGTCGGAGGCAGAACGTCCTGCGTTAATTGCTGCCTACCAAGAGACTTTAGCCGAGGCAGCAAGTCTACGAACATTGCAGCAAATGACAAGAGCCACTGGTGTTGGCGGACCGAACTTAGAGGGTATTCGTGAGGGCTTGAAAAAACAAGGTTTTGAACCTAGAAACGATGCCTCGGATGCACGGTATTTAGAACAGCTTGCGGATGCGACAGAACTGCGCGCCCGGGAGTTACGTGTAAAAACAGAAGCTACAGCTGTAACCTCCCAGCTCTCCCCCATCATCAAACACTGGCCTCGGCGGCTGATCCGGGAAGAGCTGCGAAAAGCGGGGGAGGCAGGAGAGGCACAAGTACGCTTTGCCTCGGCGGATACAGTAGCGAAGGTGGAGGGGTGGCCGAGGGCACTTACAGCAGAACGAGCCGCTGCCATAGAACGGGAAACCGGAATTAGTATGCCGGCGATTAAGACAGCTTTTCAAGACCCCGGCCACCAGTCCATCTACAACCGCTACGCCGGCGAAATAACTCGTTACCTCAAAGGTCTCGGCGGCAAGGAAGTCACCGATGCTCAAGGCCACACTTGGTTCGAAGTACCGGTTGAATCTGTAGTCAAGGGCCAGGGCATTCACATGCTCGGCGCGGCTGATCCGAAGTTACTGGCGAAGATCGCTGCAGCAGGCGGAGCTGCCGCGTACCTGGCGGCGAACCCAGATCAGGCAGAGCTGCTTGCAACACTAGGACTTGCCGGGACGGTCGCCGCGAAGGGGCGCTCGTTAAAGGATGTTCTTGAGCCGGTGCTTATCCAGCGAGCCAGGGGAGGAGACTCCGCGGCCTTTACAGAATTGTACGCGAGAGAGTTTCCAAGACTCCAGCGTTCCGTTGCTTCTTTTGAGAAGCAAGGATTGAACGCAGAAGATATTGCGCAGCGAGCACTGGAGAAGTTCTTCAAAGCTCTCGGGCGGCCGGAGGATGCTCCGGGGGGCTTCAGGGGAGATTCGCAAGTAGCTACGTGGCTCTATCGCGCGGCGCAGAATGAGGCGAAGAATCAACTGAAGGCCGCCGAGTCCCGCCCCCAGACGGAACCGCTGGATCTTGAAACTCCTGAGGGGCAGACACTCGCGGAGACCCTCGGGCACGGAGAGACCCCGCAGAAGATTATGGAGAACCGGGCCCTTGGGGAACGCCTGGCCGCCGCGATGGAGAAGGTTGACCCTGCGTTTCGTGAAGCGTTTGAACTGCGCGAGTTGGAAGGACTGAGTTACGAAGCGATTGCAGAAGCGCAAGGAGTTCCTGTAGGTACGGTTCGCTCAAGAATCTTCCGTGCGAAGGAACAGCTGCAGCGTTCATTGGGCAGGTCAGAGCGCGGAGAAGTTGATCCAAAGCTTCTGTTCGGCATGGGTGCAACTGTAGCGGGGGCGACACTGGGCGCACTGATTGCGGATGATGGGTCTAAAGGAGCGATTACTGGCGGTATGCTTGGCCTGGGACTTGGACTCGTGAATACCAAGCCGGGGGCGCGAGTGTTAGGGCGCGGTACTACGCGTTTGATGCTTCTTGATCCCACGCTTCGTCGCGGAGCGCGCGACATGGATAGGGTAATCCAGAAAGAAGTCTCGCTTGCAAGTGACGCGATCTCTGCCTTTACGAAGCCGGCGAAGAAGCTCCCGAAGGAAACATATGCGGCGCTGGATCAGGCGTATAGTGAAGCAAATACAACTACGCTGAAAGCTATCGTCGACAGACACCCGGAGCTGAGGGAAGGCTATGCAAAGCTCCGGGCGTTCTTGCAGAAGACAGAGGTTTCCCTGCAGGCACTCGGGCGGTTTAAGGAAGGCTTGCCGGATTACCTGCCCTTGCTGGTTAAGGATTACAAGGGCTTGATGGAGCACCTCGGGCAAGAGACGCGGGAGGCGTTGGCAAATCGGCTGCATAAAGCAAACGCGAAGAGTATTAAGAAAATGGGAAGGGAGCTGAACGAGACCGAACGGGCGGCGATTGTGACGGACTATCTGTTGCACGACCCTGCGACTTCTTACCTGCCGGGCTATGCGAAAACTCGGCGGCTTAAAATGACCCCTGAAACGCGGCAGTTTTATCATTCGCTAGAAGATGCACTTATCCACTACGGTCACGCGGCGGTAGAGGATATAAGTAC